ATTGGTCAATCAAACCACCGTCTTTAGTTACATCCGTAAGTTCTACAATAGCTTGGTCAAGTTCTTTACCCATCTGTACTTTTTGGGCTGCTGCTTTTTCAGCAAAAGCTGATGGTTTGCCTTTAACGGGCGCGCCGCCTACAGTAGAACGTGTAATCGCGCCGGTATCCATGTTTACAATACCAAGGCTACCGTCGCTAAGTGTCACTTGTTGTGTTCGTGGCGCTTTATCTACACCGCCGCCTTCAGATTTAGCCGTCAGTCTGGCAAGTTGTCTAACGTATTCTTGGTTGTACGCAGGTGACCCAACTGGGCCTTTTAACAGAGCAAACGCATCTGCGTTTTTCATCTCAGTTGAAGTGGCGGCGGCGGCGGTTATAGGCTTATCTGTCAACCTTAAAAGTTGGGTTTGAAGGCTTTGGTTATACGCAACAGAACCTTCTGGGCCTGCTCCTAATGCTATTGCTCTTGCATTTTTTATCTCGTTAGTTGTAGGTTCTGCTGTTACAACAGGTTTGGTTTTGAGTTGTTGAAGATACGCATAACCTTCGGGCGTTACTGGAATACCTAAAGCGTTCATGGTTGAAATTTCAGCAGGCGGCGCGGCGACAGTAGGCGGCGCGCGTTTAGCCTCTTCGTAGGCTGCGTCGCCAGCAGCGTCCATTGAATAGCCCAATGCACGCATTATTTCTAGTTTTTCTGGTGGTTTAGCCGCCGCTGCTGGCGCAGCCGGTGCTTGGTTAAATGTTCCTTTAGTAGGGTCATATACCGAACTACTAGCACCCACTACAACAGGCTTCATGCTATCAAGCAATTGGCTGACACTTTGCATTGAGCCCATACGCAACTGGTCAAACTTACCCATCTGCACTGCATTTTCTAATTGCGCTATTCCTTTTTCTGGCGTTGCACCTAAACTCTGAAGATACGGCCCAAGCACTGGATCGGCGTGTACGGATTTATGCACCGCTAAATACGCCTCTGGCGTATCTGCCATGCGGTAGGCGTCAGGAAGCAATGCCAATTTATCAGCTATTAACTTAGTGCTTTTGATCTGTCCTTCAGTGCCCGCAGTTTTAGCTTCTTGTTGAGACTTGGCAAAAGCAAAACCTTTTTCGGGGCTAATTCTTGTTACATCTTGCAAATATGTTGCAGATGCTGGATCAAGACGGCGTAAAGCGTTGGTTTCCTCCATAGCCCGTTGGGCCTCTTGCATTTTCATACGATTCAATTGATTGGTTTGCTGGCCTTGCTCCAACTGCTGCATCCTTCCATATTGAACAAACGGGTCAGGAGGCGCTTGGAACTGATAGCCCTGCGCTATAAGTGCGTTTAAATCGGCCATAATTTATCCTTGATTAAAAACTAGTGGCTTTTAAACCCGGCATAGATGAAGTGCCACCTTGACCACTTGACGCGCCATAGCCTTGTTGGCGATTTAAAAAATCATTAAAGTTCATTTGATTCAAATACGAACTTACGCCAGTTTGAAGGCCACCTGCCAAAGTGTTTGCTGCGCCTAGTTGACCGGCGGCCATAGCATTTCCAGCGCCTGTAATGCCGCCCGCCATTGCGTTGCCTGCGCCTGTAATTAAATTTCCAACGTTAGTGCCGTACTGCCCCGCAGCCGAGCCTACATTAGCCGCCGCAGACTGACCTGAAGCCATCAAGTTGCCCAATGGTTGAAGTTGGTTTGTACGGCTTGTCTGGTAGCGGTTGTATGCGTTTTGGTATTCTTGCGATCCCATGTCTTGGCCGTAGCGGGTTGCGGCTCTTAAAGCCCCACCTGAGATCAAACCCCCGCGAGCGGCTGCGGATCGCTCAAGTGCTTTTTGGCCTTCGCTTAAACGGAATGCGTAGCCTGGGTCTGCTTGGTAGTCTGCCATGCTGAAGTCTCTACCGTACTTGCCGTACCCCGCAGCGCCAACATTACCGCCAAGACCTAACAGTTCCATTAGGCGGTTTTGGCCTGTTAGACCCGCTTGGCGATAGGGCTCTTGCCCGCCCCGTTGGATGTCAAACATCTGCTTTTGGAGGGCTTGCGCCTCTCTCGCAGACTGTGCTTGTACATCCGCAGCATTTCTAGCTGCACCGGCTTGTGTTTCGCCGGCGCTACGTGCGCCGGAAGACGAAATTAAACCGCCAAGGAGAGCGCCGCCCGCCCCAATCATTGCTGCTGTTATGAAACTCATACTGACACCTCAAGTGATTGATCTTTTATCTTGTTTCCAATACCAAACATAGCGCGTGGATCGTCTTCAACTAATTCTGACTCTACATCTTCCATCGTACCTGATTCAACCCGGTGAAACGTCATGCACAACGCATCGGTTTCTGCGTAAACTGCTCGTTTTGTTCCAGGGTTGCTGCATATCACTTGCGGCCCTGTAATTAGCTTAACGCCTTCATCCGTAGTGACCGCAACCGTACCAAAAACAACCATGTAGAAATGTTCTTTTTTGTGTACTTTACCCACTATTAAACACCCCGCCGGACGCCAAACTTGACGGCAGTACATACCGCCGTGAAATAAATGCTCAGTAGGCGCTTCGTATTGCTCATGTTTGGCAACTTCATTTTGCAACGCCTCAACCTTTTGGCGCATTAATTCAAGCGGCGGGGCGACATCGTTCATTTGTTACTCCAGCAACAAGTTGTTGTTAGACGCAGCCTGCATAATAATCCAATTGGTGCCGTCTGACACCATTGTCGCCCAATTTCCTACCACAGCCAAAAGAATAGCCGTACCGGCGCTGGCGCTGTCAATCGGCACGACATTGCTAGACGCCGAGTTGACCGCCTGGGCCTGCATATTCTTGACCGTGATGTACCGGCCCGTCCAGCTTGAGGCCGCAGGAAACGTCAGCGTCAAGGCCGAGCCGGTCTTGTTGTTGATGATCCAAGTATCCGTGCCGGTAATGGTGTAGTCAGCCGTCTTGGTCAGAACAGCGGACAGCGGCACATAGTCCGTATTAGCCACCGCAGCCGAGATGGCCGTGCCGTTGCCTTTGAGCAAGCCGGTAATGGTGGTCGTCAGGGTAATAGCTGGCGTGGTGGTGGCGGTCGCCACCGTACCGGCAAAACCATTGGCTGAAACAACGGATACGCTGGTGACTGTGCCACTGGTTGCAGGCGCAGCCCAAGTCGGAGCGCTGCCTGTGGTGGCCGTCAACACTTGGCCGGTTGTGCCAGCAGCGGTAAATGCATACGCCGCCCCCGTCCCATACGCAACGCCATAGGCCGTAGGGGTTGCTGTGCCATTAGTACCGCCGTTAGCAATTGCAAGCAACCCGCCTAGCGTTACCGCGCCCGTAGTGGCCGTGGCGGGGGTAAGGCCCGTCGTACCAGCCGAAAAGGACAAGACGCCGGTATTGGCAATTGTGACGTTACCTGTAGCACCCGACACAGAAATGCCAGTGCCAGCGATATTAGATAAAACGCCCGTGTTGGCAACCGTAATTGTGCCCAAGCCATTGGTGACTGAAATACCTACGCCAGTGCCCAATGTGTTAAGGGAATACCCTGTGCCGTTGCCAATCAACAGTTGGCCGTTAGTTGGGATCGTGCCCAAGCCAGTGCCGCCCGAAGTGACGGGGATAATCCCCGTCCCTGTGCCTAGAATGTTGTACAGGCTGTAAAACCAACGATACCATTCACGCGACACTGCGTTTGTGCGTGCGTCAATAATCGGCACCCGTGGGGGCGTGATCTGGGTTTCGTTGCCAATAGTCATGCGTTAGTTGGGCTAAGTATCAATTCAGCGCCCATGATGGCTATCTTGTTGGGATCAGTGCCTGAAAGTTCATAAACCCGGTCACGCAGTTTCAAAGTCATACCCAGACGACGCCAAAAGGTTCGGTGACCATACGCGCCAATTTTGCCAATTGGCGACCAATGCTCATTGCTCCAGGTATGACCGCCGTCATCTGACCAGCGCAACATTACTTGTGGATCGCTGCCTTGGCCGTCGTTAAGCCCCACGCCTGTTTCGCAATCAAGTTGCAGGCTGTGGTGCGCTGTGCGCTTAAGATTGTTTTGGCCGGTCGGCAGCGCCCGCCATGAGCGCAACCACTTTTGAATGCCGCCATTGTCAGCGTACACATCCAAGTCAAAACGATAGATGTTGCCGTTCTCAAAGTCACCAACAATGATGTTGCCACCAAAATTGCATTGGCAATTGCTGCGGTGCCGCATAAAGTCGCCGTTGTCAAAACCGGCACGTTCATGCCAGACTTGAGTAGACACATCGTAAACCCAAGTGGCGTTGCCGCTGGGAAACGTCAGCACATAGAAGGCATGGCCCTCTTGCTGGTATGTGTACGCAATTGCGTCCGAAATGTTGCCGTATTGGGCAATCGCGTACTCAATGGCATGGGTAGAAACCCTAACTCCGGTGTAGCCGTTAGCGCGGTAGACGATGCCCTGCCCACGGGCGTCGGTGCCCAGCCAAAACAAACCGTTGTCCAATTTGGCGATTGAGGACGCTGACACGCAGCCGATCTCATTAAACGCGCCTTGGATGCGTTGTAAGGGGAAGTCAGCGTTGCCAGCGTCATACCAAACTTCCACTGAATCAGTACCAAACACCCACAATTCACGGTGGTCGGATATGAGCCCCACCACACCGTCAGGAGACCCTTCGGCGCTGGCAAAGTCCAACGGGTCAACTGACTGCCCATCCAGCAATTGCGACACCCAAATGATCTGACTATTGGGTTGGTTGAAAACAAAGTACCCATCAAGGTAGGCCACCGTCACAGCGCCAGCAAAATCTGGGTCTGTGATCTGCGCGAACACGTTGGTGGTTTCGTTGTAAATAAACCCATCAGGATTGGTAGCAAAGAATATTTGCGTGCCGTTGTCCGCAATAGATACGGGGCCGCTGCTGGTAGTTAAAGTACCTAATAACGTAGGTGTGGCGGTCAGGCCGGTCAGTTTGTAGACGCCAGAGCCAGAGACCACATAGAAGTCGCTGCCGTTGGTCTGGTGCGCCCATAACGCCCGAACTGGGCCGGTGCCCACGGTCTGTAGAAACTCAAGGCCAGGGGCGCGGTTCAGAAAGCCCGGCTCTTTGCCGCCTTCGGGGATGGCTTCGGGGAACAGGTTGACCATGCGATTGTCCGCAGCATTGATACTGCGGGCAACGTAGGCCGATCCAAGAATCGGCGTTTTCATCAGTAATTACCAGCGTAGATGTTAAACCGCTGCCGAGTCGCCACAATGGCGTAAGGCATTGACATCACATCATCAGGGTTGTTGATGCGCTTCAGATTGCGCTTGCTGGTCATAGCAATTCGGGAAACTTGGGGGCTGGGCCCCACGCCAAACTCAGGGGCAATCTCGCAAGCCAAATTGTACGTAAAGGCACGCAGATAACCAGGCGGGAACAGGATGTTGGTCGCCAAGTTGGCGGGCTGGGTCAACTCTTCAACACTGATAAAGTGCCACTCCAAGTCCCGTGTGGGTTTGGGGTAGATGTACATATCAATATCAGGATATGTCATGTTGACAAAAATAACTTGTGGGTAAGTAGATGTCACCGTCTTAACAGCAATACCGTCGTACTGCTGCTGGTTAATCGCTTTTATACCAAAGCTGACGTTGGTGCCTGGGTCGCGGTAGTATGTCGCGTCATCCAGCAGAATTGGGCGATTGCCTACAAAGTCGCCTGTTGGGCCAAGGGTACGGTTGATAAAACCAGCGGGCCAAGTAAACACTTGGTCTTGGGTGCTGAAGACCGACAGCCGCTCGGTATTCCAGCTATCAATCATTTGATTGAGAGCGGTCAGGGAGTCTTGGGATACGGAAGCAGAAGTAGTTTCGCCTTCGGCCAACACGCCAAGCAATCGAAGGGCTCGGTTAATCTGATCGCCAGCGGTGTATGTTGCCATGACTAGGCTCCTTCGGTTTCGGTTCTACGACGGCGCTTTACTTCCAGTGCGTTAACAGG